CAGCTTCAGCCATTCGCAGGCCAGATGATCCGCCGCGTTGTCGAGCCGCAGGTCGATCACTTCCTCGGTCGGCTCGCCCAGCACCGCGGCGAGCGTGGCGCCGTCGCGGGCAAAGTCGGGGCGGGGCGGATCGTTGGCGGCGATGCTCTGCCAGAAGGTGGTGACGCGGGCCTCGATCTCGGCGTAGAGCTGAGGGCGGAAGTCGTAGCAGAACCGCTCCAACTGGTTGCCGCCGACCAGGACGATGATGTCGCACCACTGGCGGCCGGCGAGACCGGCGTAGACTTGGCTCTGGATCAGATAGTGCGCGGGCGGTTCGTCACCCCATTTCTTGCGGATCAGCCAGTCCGCCGTCTTGATCTCGATGATGCCAGGGCCGCGCTCCGGGCAGGTCGCCAGCGCGTCCGGGTGGCCGCCGAGTCCGTTGCCGTTCGAGAGATGGGCGGGGGCGGGCTCCAGCGTGTAGCCGTAGCGGTCGCAGGCCCATTCGAGGATAGCGGGCTCGAGCCTGATCCCGGCCTCGATGCGATCATTGTTCGGCATCCCGTCCGCCATAAAATCAGGCGTACTGATCGTGCCGTTCTTTCGGTGCCAGAGCTCGTAGGGCGTCAGGTAAGGCGAGACGTCGAATAGGGCCGCCACCTCTGACGCGCCGACATGCTCGGCGCGGAAGGCATCATCGCCATCGGACAGGATGGGGGCGGCCGCGCTCATCACAGCCCCGCCAAGATCGCAGGCGCCGCAAAGCACAGCGCGAAGATCAGCAGGCAGAAGCCAATGTCGGAGAGGGCGCGCTTCATGCCACCAGCTTCCGCAGTTCCGCCCTGATCTCGGGCAGTTCAGTCTCGACGATATGGCGGACGCGCTCGCTCGACTCGCGGGCCTTGGCGAGGGCGGCGTGGAACTCCGCGTGCTGCCGCTTCTGCATGACCGCGACGGCAATATGCCGAACCGCCTTGGCCCGGTTCATCTCGGCCCAGTGAAGGCTCGGCGGGTCAGGGTCGAAGGTGGCGGCGACGAACGCCTCGGCTTCGGCGAGGTCTTCGGGGGAGGGGGATGGCTTGTTCATGCCCCCGATATACCAATACGGTATTAAGGGGTCAAGCGATAAAATACCGCTGTGGTATTATCCCTATTCGGGCCGGTATGAAGCCACCACCACCGCGATGATCCGCGTCTCGACGATGCCGTCCTCGGGCTCGGTCAGGCTGACGGCGTGGAAGGCGGGATTACTCGACCGCGGCACCGCCCAGAGGCGCCCTTCGCCATCTTCCTGCAGCTCCTTCACCGTGGCCTCGACGCGATCGTCCGCGCGCGTGCGAAGGATGACGACTCGCTTGCCTGGCTCGATCTCAGCGCGGCCGAAAACCGAGACGCACTCGACGATCGTTCCTTCCGGATAGACCTCATTCATCGACGCGCCGATCACGCGCAGGCCGAAGCGATGCTCCCTGTCGGCGGTCACGTCTGCTCTGCCGGTGAAGCTCTGCCACTCATCCTCCGCCCACTCGAAGGCTTCGCGCCAGATGCCGGCGGCGACCTCGCCCTTGACGAACAGGCGCGGGCCAAGCGGGACGAAGCCGGCGCCGAACAATTCGCCAGGCTCGACGCCCAGCGCCTTGGCGATCTCGCCGAGCTTCGTCATGTTCGGTTCGCGGGCGCCGCTCTCCCAGCGCTGGACGGTCGGCTGCTCGACGTCGAGCTTTTCGGCAAGCTGGCCCTGCGTCAGCCCGAGCTTCTTCCTGATCGCCGCGATGGTGTCGCCATACCCCATTGGCATATTGTTGCCGAGGAGGAAGCACGGCGGAACCGCCAAGCTGGTATAATGGGGCTTGCGCGGAAATACCGTATTGGTATATGCGGCGATCATGGACGCATATCAATCAGCGCTTCGCCACTTCCTCGGCCGGGACGGCGTGAAGCAGGATGACTTCGCCGCCAAGATCAAGCGATCGCAGCCAGCGCTCAACCGATACGCCCGCGGCCACCGCTTCCCCGATGCCGAGACAGCCAAGCTGATCGACGAGGCGACCGAGGGCGTGGTCCCGTTCAAACTCTGGCAGAGCGTGGCGCTCGAGCGCCTCGGGATTGGTGAAGCAGCATGACCCGCGCCGATCGCCGCAACGCCTCGATGGCCGGCGCCCGCAAGGCTCTCATCTACCGCGAGATCGAGCGCCAAGACGGCCTCGCCTACGCCCGCCGCTACCGCGAGACGCAGCCGTTCAAGGGGCTGCTGGACGCGATTTATGGCGCGGAGGGGTAGGTGGCCGCCCTCATCCTCACCACCGCCATCCTCATCTGCCTTGGCGCGGTCGCGTCGGCGCTGGTGGAAGGGGCGGGCTGACCGATGCGCGAAATCGCCCTCGGCATCGGCCTCATCGGCGCCATCGTCTTTGTCGTCGTCGTGCTCGTCATGGCCACGGCGGAGCTCTGGCTGCCGTTGATTGCCAAACGCCGCCCCGATCCCATGGCTGGCGTGCATGGCGACGTCCCCCGTCTCCCTCGCGAGCAAAGGCGTGGCTGTCCGATGGATGATGATTTCGGTGTTGCCTCCCATTCCGCCTCCAATAGCGAAGGGGCGCAACGAGATCATGGCTGACGTTTCCAGCATCGTGAACTCGATGAAGGCCCGCCAACTGGCGATGCGCCGGCAGATCGACAAGCGCAATATCTCGATGAAGGTGATCGCGGCGGACAGCGACATTCCCTATTCCACTCTGCTTTCCTATTTCCCGGCCGACGAGCAATCGACGCCCGCTTTGATGCCGGTGTCGGCTCAGTACATGCTCTGCGGCGCGGTGCCTGACGATATTCTGTCGCTGCTGCTGCCGGATGGACGGTTGATCGTGACGGTGCCGGACGCGCTGGACCACGACGATGCGGCCAAGGCGATGATGGCATTTCTCGCCACCAAGGAAGCGGCGCATCACCCCGAGAGCGAGGCGGGCCGGGAGATCGGGCCGGGCGAGGACAACGTGCTGCGCGGTGAATTTGCGCGGGTGCAGAGCGCATGAGCCGCCCCGCCACCTCGCGCCTCAAGGTCAATCCCGCCCAGGGCACTATGCCCGTGCTGCAATATTGCACGCCGGACCAGCTGCGCATCGACGACACCTATCAGCGCACGCTGGAGACCGGGCCGAGCCAGACGCTGGTTCGCCGGATCACCATGTTCTGGGACTGGAGCCTGTGCCAGCCCCTGATCGTCGCGCGACGGGATTCGGGCGAGTTCTTCGTCGTCGACGGGCAGCATCGCCTGGCCGCCGCCAAACTGCGCGGTGATATTTTCCAGCTTCCCTGCGTCGTCGCGTCCTATGCCTCGGCGGCGGATGAAGCTGCCTCGTTCGTCGCGCTCAACCAGCAGCGCCGCGCGCTGTCTCGGCTGGACGTCTTCAAGGCGGCGCTGGCGGCCGGCGATGCCGATGCCACCTCGATTGCCGCGGCGCTGGACGACGCTGGGTTGCGCCTCGCCACCAGCACAAACCTCGACACGATCGCGCCGGGCTCGGTCAGCAATGTCGGAGGCCTGCAGAAGTGCCTGCGGGCGCATGGGCCGGAAGTGCTGTCGGCCGCGCTCGACGTCCTCGCTCAGTCCTATAAAGGCCAAGTGCTTCGCTACGCCGGTTCCATCTTCCCAGGCATCGCGGCGATCGTTGCCTCCGAGGTGAAGGCCGTGATCCCGCATGAGACCTGGGCGGACTGTGAAATGTTCGTCGTGATGACCGAGATGGTGGGCGGTGCGGAGCAAACCGAGTGGCGCCGCGACATGGTGGCGGCCAAGGCCGAAGACCCTAATCTCAGCTACGAGCGCGCATCGGTCGCCGTGTTCGAACGCGCCTGGGCGGAATGCACGGAAGCCATGCTGGACGAAGCAGCATGACGCACGACACCACCCTCCGCCGCCATGCCTCGATCGCCCCGGGCGGACGCTCAGTCAGCATAGGCGCGCTGCATCCCGCCTTCCGCTCGGCCCGCTCGATCTTCCCGTCCCGCGTCTATGACCCGCACGAGGTCAAGCGCGTCCTGAAGACCGGCCACCAGAGCCGCAAGATCGGCAAGACGGTGATGAAGGGCCCGCGGCGGGGCTGGCCCATCTTCACACTGACACTGGAGGAGCGCGCGACCTGCCCGCGAGCCTGCCAGGCCTGGGGCATTTGCTACGGGAACAATATGCAGGCGGCCGAACGCGTCACCGCGATCGATGCCACCATGGCCTATCTCTGGCAGGAGCTCGCCGACCTGCAGGCCGAGCACCCGGGCGGCTTCATGGTCCGGCTGCACGTCCTCGGCGACTTCTTCAGCGAGGTCTATGTCGATTTCTGGCGGCAGGCGCTGAACGATTTCTCCGCGCTCCATGTGTTCGGCTTCACCGCGCGCGATCCGCATGACGACCCGATCGGGGAGGCGCTGTTCGATCTGGTGCAGGCCGATTGGGAGCGGTTCGCGGTTCGGTTCTCCGGTGCTGACGGGCCGCTCTGGGCTTCCCGTATTGGCGACGATGACGCGGAGGCGATCACCTGCCCGGCTCAGACCGGGGCGGCGGACTGCTGCGCGACCTGCATGCTCTGCATCCATTCGCAGCGCTCGATCAGCTTCAGGCGGCATTGATGATGATCGCCGACATCCAGGCGGCCGTCTGCCGGCACTCCAAGCTGCCGCGAGAGGCGAT